GTTGGAGCGCCGCGAAGGTGCGTTCAGGTAACCAACCCTGTGCTCTACACCGAAGCCATGGCCCTGCACAGACGCGGGTGAAACAGCGGCAATCCTATTCACAGCCCGTCGCCACCGCGGCTGGTTTTTCGTATCCCGCAGGTGACAAATGACTGAAGACCAGATCAAGCACATGGTCAACCGCTTCCTGACTTGGAGGCTGCCGGAGAACTTCAATCCCGATGGCGGTATCAGCTTCAAGCGGACGTTCAACGAGCATACGCAGTATCCAATGAAGCATGAGCCATCTGGCACGAATCTGTTCGACGCCAATCAGGCAGAAGCGATGGTGCGGTATATGATCGAAGGGATGCCTCAGTCGTGAACCGCCCCGCATGGCTGCCAGTCCTCGCCATCGTCTCAGGCGTGGCGGTATGGGTGCTGCTGACCTATCAGGCGCACGCCGCGATACATCCCGACACGGGAATGCCCGCCATTCGGCCAGAGGAGGCCAAGGACGCGGTTCCGAAGAAAAAGGCTGCTTGTGCCAAGCAAACCGTCGTCATCCTCTACGGAGCCGATGAGGGCGGAAAGCTCGTGCCGTTTGCATACATCCGTGGGCCGTTGGAGCCTTGCAAGTAAATGGGGCAATGAGAATGGTTCCTGATCTGTCAAATCTCGTTTGCGAGAAAGAATACATCGGCGACGATTGGATGAGGTGGGATGGTGGCGCAATGCCGGTAGCTTCAGACGCCCTCGTTGATGTCGTCTTTGACAACGGCACCGTTGCTTACGGCAACCCTGCGGCGTTGTGGGACCGATCGAATGCGTTTGTCGGCAACGACGGCATTACGACGATCTATCGCAGCCGCTGGAGAAGTGGCGCCATCGCCTATTATCGCCTGCACAATAACTGAGAAAGGAAACATCATGGCAAAGAAAACCAAACCTAAGCCGATGAAGCCGAGTCCGGGGTGCTGAACGTGGGGAGTAAATTCGAGTGTGCCAACTGCGAAGATGAGCGTTGGGTATGCGAGCGGCATCCAAACAAGGCATGGGCAGCAAATCTTGAATTTGAACATGACCCCGGTAGCGTTTGCGAATGTAGTGCTGGCCGTCCTTGTCGAACGTGCAACGTTCCGCTGAAATACCAGGGCTTTGATAAGCCGGGCTGCAAAATTATCTGCGCTCATCCAAGCTATCTGTAAATCCCCTGTTGTCTCTCCTCCTCCCAAGACAACAGGGTTGATCGCCAGCAATGGCGGAGAGGCCAGCTTTCGGCGGACGGCTGGCCTCGTTTCATCCGCCGATGAAAAACGAGGATGCACAAATGGCCGAAGACCCATTGAAGTACGTCACATATTGGGAAGGCCGGCCGATTGCAGATCTCTCGAAAGAGGAATTAGTCGAGGCGTTTGAAAAACTCGGCAAGATGTGGCAGCAGGCAAGAGACGATTTATCCCTGATCCGTAGCATCCAGGCTCAGCAGTGGGTCAACAGGCAAAGTATGAGCCAAGCTAACTTGTCAGTGTTCAACAACGATTTCTCCAAGCTATCCTAGCCAAACCACAAGGAATCCAGTATATTGAAGCCTCCTGAGACGAGGAGTGAGCAGCGTGATCCGCTGGGCAGCTAAAGGCGAAAAGATAGAGAACTCTCGCATTGATGATTTCATGGATGAGATCATTGCCGTCTGCCATAAGCATGGGCTTGTCATCTCACACGAAGACCATCACGGTGCTTTCGTGATCGAGATGGCCACGGAAGACGGAATTGACTGGCTGTCGCATGCCCACATTGGCAACACTGTTAAGCCAACGGTGAAATAGCATGACCACACCTTTCGCCGCTGGGGAGAAGATGATGATTGGTGCGCTGGTTGATCTGTCTTTACGCCACCCGTGGAAGACTTATTTCGCTTACGCTGCGTTCTGCCTCCTGTTCGTGATCACAGGATCATTCTTTGAATCTTTGCTTCTTGATGATGCAGGTGTCGAATGCCTCTCACCCCATTCGCAGCAGGAGTCCTTGGTCTTTTCCTCATGGTAGTCATCACCTCATTCTCAATTGGTGTTGCTGCTGGATATGCGCTGCGGTGGGTGGTGTCGTGAGATGAAGAGCCTTTATCCCAATCTTTATGCCGCTATGGAGAAGAAGGACGCCGCTCTTTTGCAAGAGTTGCAGGGTGCAATATTTGCCACAGCCTGGGGTATATGGCGCGTGAGACATCCAGAGGATTTCGTCGGCACATCTCATAGCACGACTTTTGCCGAGATGGAGGCTGACCCGGACCGCTTCATCAAGCAGAAAGTTTCGTAAGATGAGCGATTATGCAAAGACAGTAGGAAAGCTTATTGAAGAGGGCTGGCCGGCCAAGCAAATGTTTGAGAGCGAAGAGGCTAAGCAGTTTCTTGTTCGGCATATTCAGGGCAAACAAAACCCTATTTTCATCCCAGGATCGGCTCACCACCGGGCCTTTCCCTCGTCCGAAAGGTAACGCAAGATGGCTCTTACAGATCCGAATTTCAATTTCGGGGGCAAAGGAAACATCCTGGCACCAGGAACTTCGTTCGCTGCTATCACCCCGCACGCCTCAAACGACATTGCGCTGACCAGAGCTGTATACGTTGGCGTTGGTGGCGATATCGTTGCTGTCGGGGCCGACAATACGCCGATCACATTCAAGAACGTCCCAACCGGCGTGCTGCTGCCTATCCGCGTCAGGCGCATCAATGCCGTCAGCACGACAGCAACTGATATGGTGGCAATCTACTGATGCCAGCAAATGACCAATGGGAAAACGAACTGACGCCAAAGCAACGCGCATTCGTCCGTGAATACCTCATTGATCTCAACGCCACTCAGGCAGCAATTAGGGCCGGGTATAGCGAGGATACTGCATATTCTCAGGGTCAACGTCTGTTGAAGAATGTTGAGATTGAGAAAGCAGTCTCAGCCGCGATGAAATTGCGCGCAGAACGCACGGAAATTACCGCGGATCGCGTGTTGAAAGAGCTTGCAAAGATTGGATTTTCTGACATCCGCAAGGCTATTCGCTGGGAGTCCTCGCTTGTTACCGAAGAGGACAACCCAGAAGGCGGCGATACTGCGATTATCAAGCGGATTGTCACAAATCAGGTTCAGTTGGTTGCGAGCGATGACATCGATGATGAAACCGCAGCGGCGATAGCTGAAATCAGCCAGAACACGAGCGGCGGCATTAAGTTGAAGTTGCACGACAAAAAGGCGGCGCTTGTCGATCTTGGGAGGCATCTGGGGCTTTTCACGGACAATGTCTCGGTCAAGCACGAGGCTTCAGACCCTCTCATGTCTCTCCTCGCAACAATAGCCGAGAGCGGCAAGAAGATCACGGATCGCTGAAACCGGTTATCTGTGGTTGAAATTCGCCGCGAAGCTACAGAGAAAATGCCCCTAAACACGAGGTTTATACCAACCGCCAATTGAAAGGGCTAGTTCAATGGCATGGCCAAAGGGTAAATCCCGCAAGACTGACCCGGCTGCTGTCAAAGCCATCCGGCCGAAGAAAGTCATGCGCTCCGTCTCCGATCTCGTTGTGATGATGAACGAGTATCAGTCGATGTCTGATGGACGGCTTCGCGGCCTATTCGAGGACTGCAAGACGGACATATACCGCATGTTCCTGCTCGACCACAACGATAGGAGGGCGATTGCCGATCTCCGTCCGTCCGGCTGCTCTGATCGCGTCTTCCACGAGTGGGAGATCAGGTTTGAGCGCGCCTTTGGAAAGATTGCAGCGTGACGCCTCGCGACTGGCTTCCTTTCAATGGGGGCGAGTGCCCGGTTGAGGAAGAGATACTGCTGGATATCCGCTTTGACGGTGGCGATGTGCTGGAAAAGCTGTACCCATGGGATGTGAAATGGGACGGCAAAAATCCAGGCTTTGGCTACGTGACCGGGTATCGTGAATCTGAGGTTCGCCGAAAAAGCTTTGCAGCATGACCATCTCCATCAACCCTGAACAGTTCCTGGACCCACGCTGGAGACTATCGAACCTCTATTGGATCACGGATGAACGAGCGAGGAAGGTCAGGTTCGAACCGAACGATGCGCAGTTACAGTTTCTCAATGATACAACGGCGCTCAACATCATCCTCAAAGCGCGTCAGCTTGGGTTCACCACACTTTGCTGCCTGATCTATCTAGACGCCTGCCTCTTCAATCCGAATACCAGGGCCGGCGTCATTGCTCACAAGCTGGACGATGCGAAGGTCATCTTCCGCGACAAGATCAAGTATCCGTTCGACAACCTACCTGATCAGCTTAGATCGCGCCTCAGCGCCACACAGGATAGCGCTGACACGCTTACGCTGGCAAATAACTCATCGGTGCGCGTCTCCACCTCGATGCGCTCTGGAACGCTGCAATACTTGCATGTTTCAGAGTTTGGCAAGATATGCGCAATGTTCCCGGATCGGGCACGAGAAATCGTCACTGGCGCGCTGAACGCTGTCGCGGCAGGCCAATTCGTCGCCATCGAATCCACGGCAGAAGGGCAGGAAGGCGCATTCTTCGAAATGACACAGCGCGCCATCGCTCTCAAGGAGTCTGGTGGCACGGTCACGGATATGGATTACAGCTTCCATTTCTTTCCGTGGTATCTCGACAAGCGATTGGTCCTTAATCCCGATGGCATTGTCATTGCGGACGAGGACCACAAATATTTTGACACTCTTGAGGTCGAACTTGGCATTGAACTTAGCAACGAGCAGCGGGCCTGGTACGTCAAGAAGGAACTAACACAGCTCGGAGACATGAAGCGGGAATATCCGTCTTCCCCAAAGGAAGCGTTTGAGCAGGCCCTTGAAGGTGCATACTTCTCAATCGAAATGGCCGCAGCCTACAAGCATGGTCGCGTTGGGACATTTCCCGTTGACCCCCGCTATCCGGTCAACACGTTTTGGGATTTGGGCAGGAACGATCTGAACACGATCTGGCTGCATCAATACATCAAGGGCATGCATCGGTTCGTTGGCTACTACGAGAATTCAGGCGAGTATATAGGCCACTACATCACATGGCTGAACGAGTGGAAGGCAAGCCACGGCATTCAGTTTGGTGAGCATTATCTTCCCCATGACGGAAAGCGTGAATCGCTTTGGCTCCCAGATGGGACGCTCTCGGTCATGTCGAACCTCAAGTTTCATCCGAACATCGTTGACCGGGCGGCGTCGGAAATCCAGCAGATCAACCAGGCGCGGCCGTTCTTCCATAAATGCCAGTTCGATGAGGCCTCATGCTCGATCGGGCTGAACCGTCTTAAGTCCTTCCGCAAGGAGTGGGACGATGTGCGCGGCGTCTGGAAAGACCATTCCCGCCACGACATCAATTCGCATGGCGCCAAGGCGTTTCTGACATTCACGTCTTCAGGATTTCAGGAGGACGAAGTCATGGTGCAGCCAAAGGCGCGCGATCGTCACCGCGAGAGCTACAATAACAGGGACAGCGGCACGGAATCATGGCTAACAGCATAATCATCAGAGATGCCGTGAAAGAGCAGTGGTTGTTCGAGGAGGGTTTGAATAAGCCCATCGATCCCAAGAAGCTCAATTCTGTTGGCCATTCTGACGCAGCAAAAGCCGCGTGGAATTCCTTCGGAGGCACGACCAAGGGCGGAGTTCTTCTTGGGCCAAACAACGGAGACTATTTCTGCGAAGGCTTTGATGCGGCTATGAAGATGCTGAAGGCTGCCGATAATGGCTGACAGCTTGAACGTAAACGCTCCCGTCACAAAGGGTGAGCCAGTCCCACAGCAGATCAAGGAATGGTTTCTCAACGACCGTGATCACCTTGAGGAATGGCGCAAAGAGGCGCAGGAGGATTTCGAGTTTGCCGCCGGCCGGCAATACTCCGACGAAGAACTAAAATCGCTCCAGAAGAAGAAGCGCCCCGTCGTCGTCTTCAACCGCATAGCCCCCGTGCTCGATAGCGTTCATGGGCAGGAAATCGGCAATCGTCGCGAGGTCCGATATATCCCGCGGGAAATGGGCGATGCTGTCGCCAACGAAATGCTCACAGGCGCGGCGGAATGGTTCCGTGACCAATCCAACGCCGAAACCCATGAGTCAGACAGCTTCCTTGACATGCTGATTTCCGGTCTCGGCTGGACTGAAACACGGATCGACTTCGAGGAGCAGAAGGACGGAAAGCCAACGATTGATCGCGTCGATGTGTTCGAAATGTATTACGATTTCAATGCTAAGGCTCGCAATCTGACAGATTCTAGGCGCGTTCACCGTGTTCGTAGACTTCCAGTATCAGAAGCGATGGCTATGTTCCCTGGCTATGACAAGAGCCAGTTGGATGCGACATGGACGACAGTAACTAATGCCTCAGACCTGAAAAGCGCTCAGGACGAGCCCGTGGGCGGGGAAGACTCAGGCGACGGCATGGTGACGATCGTTCACAGCCAGTGGGTTGAACGCGAAAGCTACTACGTTGCTCAAGATCCGACAACGGGTGAGGAAAGCGAATTCTCGGTTGACGAGTTCAAGACTGTCAACGCCCGCATGAAGGCGCTGATGGGCACGGAAATGCAGGGCGTCATGATGCGCCGCAAGGTGCGGAAACAGGCGTTCATGGGTGACGTGGTGCTGTCTTATGGACCGGCCCCATGTCCGAACAAGTTCAGCTTCCAAGCCATCACCGGCAAGCGGGACCGTAACCGCAATACTTGGTATGGCATGGTGCGGGCCATGAAAGACCCGCAGCGCTGGGCTAACAAGTGGCTCAGCCAGACCATGCATATCATGAACAGCAACGCCAAGGGCGGGTTGCTGGCGGAAAAGGATGCATTCGAAAACCAACGGAACGCAGAAGAAAGCTACGCTGATCCGTCGTCTATTACGTGGCTGAAACAGGGTGCTATTTCGGGCGGGAAAATCCAGCCGAAACAGCAGGCGCAGTTCCCCGCTGGCTTTATGCAGCTCACGCAGTTCGCAATCTCGTCTATCCGCGACACGTCAGGCGTTTCGGTCGAAATGCTTGGCCTGCGCGAAGCAGGGCAGGCGGCAAGTCTGGAGGCGCAACGCCGGCAAGCCGGGATGACGATCCTGCAGCCGTATTTTGATGCGTTGAAATATTACCGAGAAGAGCAGGGCGTCGTCATGCTCTACTACATTCAGCATGATCTGAGCGACGGCCGGCTGATCAAGATCGTTGGTGAGGAAGGTGCTCAGTATGTACCGCTCATTAAGCAGGCCTCGGAAGAATACGATATCATCGTGGATGATGCCCCGACTTCGCCGAACCAGAAGGAGCAGGCCTGGGCGATCATGATGCAGTTGTTGCCGGTGTTCGGATCGACGTTGCCGCCAGACATGCTTACGACCTTGCTCGAATACTCGCCGTTGCCGTCTACCATCGTGGACAAGCTGAAGAAGCAGGCAGAGCAGATGCAGCAGAGCCAATCCGAGCAGCAGCAGAAGACGCAGGCCGCGCTTGAAGCGCAGCAGAGCGCCGAAATGCAGAAAACGCAATCCGAGGCGCAGAAAAACCAGTCTGAAGCAGTGAAAAACCAAGCGATGGCGCAAGCCAGCGTGATGAATGCAGACGTAAACCAGGGCAAACTTGAACTAGAGAAAGCCACATCCGGGTATAATTTCTCGGCTGGGCTGGCACATGGATTAGGGCTAACACAAGGGCTACAGTGATGGCAAAAACCGAAGCAGAATTCGTGAATGAAGGCATGAGCGCCGAAGAACTCGGCGCATTGAACGTTGGGAATGACGCCCAAGACGCGGGCAATGTCGAGCAGCAGCACGACAACGGCAACGAAGGGCAGGTGCAGACTGGCGCGGAAGCGCAGCAGCAGCCCGAGCAGCAAAAAATGGTGGACGTGCGCGCCGTCCAAGAAGCAAGAGCCGCCGCCCGTGCTGCTGAACAGGAACTGGCCAGGTTCCGGGCCGAAAAGGCCGCTGAAACCGCAAGGCTGGAAGAGCGAATTTCGCTGATCAACCAAGCGATCGAGGCCCAGAACAAGCCAGCCGCGCCGAAGCCCCCTTCCAAAGACGAGGACCCGCTCGGGTTCTATGACCATAAGTTTGAGGGGGTGGACGGCAAGTTCCAGTCTCTTGAGCAAAAGCTTGAGGCGATGGAAAAGGCAGAAAAGCAGCGGGCCGAGGCACAAGCGGCGCATGCGCAACGGCTAAACGTGGTCAAAGAAGCTGACTCTGTTATCAATGTCGCCATCACGCAGAACCCGCTGCTTCAGGAAGCCATGGATTTCGCTTTCAATGGCATTCGCGGGGATATTGCTGCGGAACTTGATCGCCGGCAGATCCCGTACAATCAGCGTCAAGCCGTCGCTGACCAATGGTATTTCAACATGGTCACTGATCTTGCGGCCAAGTGCCCAAAAGACCCGGCATTGGCCGCTGATTTCGTCATGCGCAATGCCAGGTTCTACGGATACGGCTACCAGCCGCAGCAAAATGGCGCCGCTCAGACCGCTCAGCAGCAGGCGCCAGCACCAAAGACAATTCAGGAGCGCGCCGAACAGCAGGAAAGGCATATGAGCCTGTCTGGTATTCAGGGCGGCTCCGCTCCCGTGAAACTCGACGCCAAGGCGCTTGTCGCGATGACCGACGCACAGTTCAACGAACTGATGAAGACGGCCGCTGGGCGCAAACAGGCTGAACAGATTATGGCCGGCAACTAGCCCTTTTGTCGTCCATCATGGCCCGCGCATCACGGCCTTAAACTGACCTGCTTCGGGGCTTGGCCCGTAATCCAAGCGCAGCCCGCGCACCCCGGCTTTAAATGGGCCTGCTTCGCCAGCCTAGCGGCGTGAAAGCTTTGGCGCTCCCCCTCCCAAAAATCAATGTCTTGAAAGGACATTCAGATGGCTAATACCACCTTTGGCGTCAATGACGCCCTGGCGGTGAAGCTTTGGGCGCGAACGCTCGAATACGATGTTGTTTATCGTTCTGACATCGCCGCGCTCATTGGCACCGAATCCAACTCCATCATCCAGCTCAAAACCGAGACTTCGAAAGAGGCTGGCGACAACGTCAAGTTCCAGCTCATGAAGAAGCTGACCGGCGACGGCTTTACCGAAAGCGAAATCGCTGAGGGTAACGGCGAAAGCCTGTCGATCTACTCTGACAACGTGACCATCAACGAACTCGGTCACGTAGTTGAAGTCCCGAACGCGGGTCGGGCGATCGACGCGCAGCGCGTCTCCTTCAATCTTCGCTCTGCGGCCAAGGACGGGCTCGCAACGTGGAAAAAGGAACGGCTTTCCGTGACCTTCTTCAATCACGTTTGCGGCTACACGCCTGAAACCAGGGTGAAGTTCACCGGCAACAACACGATCGTCGCCCCCACTCGCAAGATCGTCACCGAGTCCGGCTCCACCAATGACGAGGATCTGGACAGCGACGACACATTCTCGCTGAAATACATCGACTATGCCCGTGAAATGGCGGAAACGGCGTCAAGCCCGCTGCGTCCGATCAACGTCATGGGCGTGGACGGTGGGCGCGATATCTCCGGCGGCAAGTACGTCATGTATCTGCATCCGTACCAGGTCACGGACCTGCGCACCGACACTGGCTCGGGCCAATGGCTCGATATCCAGAAGGCAGCGCTCATGGGCGGTTCCGACTCGAAAAACCCGATCTACACCGATGCGCTCGGCGAATACAACAATGTGATCCTGAAGAAGGCCAATCATATTACCCAGGGCGTCAATTCGTCCACTGGCGCCGCAATCACCACCGTCCGCCGTGCAGTTCTGCTCGGCGCGCAAGCCGCTGTCGTCGCGTTCGGCAAGAACAACGGGCCGACGACCTACAATTGGAACGAAGAGCTGATCGATCACAAGCGCAAGCTCGAAGTTTCAATTCTCACCATGTGGGGCATGAAGAAGACGCAGTTCAACAGTTCCGACTTCGGCACTGTGGTCGTGTCTTCCTACGCTGCCGCTCACACGAGCTAAGGAGGGTTAGACAATGGCTACTAATACGGCTGGCTCTGTCGCCCGCGACTTCAACAAGCAGATGATCCACTACCTCCGTTTGGGGGTGGTGTTTGGCGATAATAACGTCGTCAAGACGGTGGGGGTGATCCCCGCCGGCTCCCAAATCCTCAACCTGATCTCCGGCGTGTTCATTCGGACGGTGTTCAATGCCGGCTCGACCAATGTGCTCGATATCGGCACGTCTGTAACAGGCGATCTCTACGCGACTGACTTGGCTCTGGGCACCAAGGCATTCGTTGCGATTGACGAGGCGGCCACGGCGACCAACGTCAACACCTGGTATGTGACCGTGGACACCACCATTACCGCAACCGTCCAGTTGACGGGTACTGCGGCGACGACTGGTGCGGCTGAGATTGTCATCGCCTATATCCCCGACAATGACAAGTAAGGGGTAACCATCATGGCTATCTCTGGCATCTTCGGCTTCACCAAGAACATGCGTGTTCTGGCCAAGGAGCTGTTTATTGACGGCTCTCAGGCGGTCCCATTGACAGGCGCCGCACAGACCATCGATGGCGTCAAGACTTTCTCGTCCATGCCGATTATCCCGGTCAATGCCGATGTGGCTGCGGCCGGCTCGACGGTGACAGATGCCGCTCAGCTTTCGTCTGGCTTCACTGTCGTGACGGGCGCTGATGGCACCAAAGGCGTAAAGCTTCCCGCAACTCCTGCGGCGGGAACGATCGTGATTATCAAGGGCACGACTGCGGGTGTTCTCAAGGTCTGGCCTGACGCGGCGGCGACGATCAATGCCATCGGCTCTAATGGCGCGCTGTCGCTGGCTTCGGGCGCAATCCCGGCCATCTTCATCGCCAAGAGCACAACGCAATGGTATTCGCTCCCGTTGGTCCCGTCATAATGGACTTGGCTTATATGACACTTTGGGAGGCAGGGTATTTCTTGCCTCCCAACTCTCCAAAAGGGCTGCAAACCTCCACAAAACCGGTCGAAAAGGGCTGCTGCAGGCATTGCAGCAAGAAGATTGGCCGTGGGCTGCGCTTCCATGAAAAGGCGTGCAAGGAGCGGAAATGACGACGCTTGCTCTCCTGAAAGCTGAAATCGCCGACGATCTCGACAGGACCGATCTTGCGACACAGATCACGTCGGAAATATCGCGGGCAATCCGGTATTACCAGAGGACTCGTTTCTATTTCAACGAGACGCGTGACGAGACGTTTTCAACCGTTTCGGATCAAAAGCTTTATTCGTCATCAGATGATGCCGCTATCCCAGAATTCATAGAGATCGACCAAATCTATTTAATGGATGGCTCTGAGCCTCAGGAACTTGAGGAAATCAATCCGAAGGAATGGGAGTTGCTGACAGCCAGTGGCGAGGCGACGGGCCGGCCCTGCGCATTCTGCTATTTCAATCGTTCACTCGGGTTCTATCCGATCCCTGACCAGGCTTACACCATTCGTCCGGTAGGCCACATCATGAAGGACGAGCCTGCCGACGATGCCGAAACAGGCAACGTGTGGATGACGGAAGCTTTTGATCTGCTTAGGGCACGGGTTTGCGCTCAATTGGGACAACGGAAGCTTCGCGACGTATCCCTTGTCCAAGCTCACAGGCCGCTAGAGCAAGACGAACTTTGGCGCCTGAACAGCGAGACGAATACTCGCGTTGGGACGGGGTTTGTCACTCCGAGCGAGTTCTGACGCATGGTGAAAGTCCCCGCCCCGCGCTTCGAACCGGACAAAAGCCGGTACGACATGGCTGCGTCAAGCAATATCATGAACGTGCTGCCCGTTGCCGATGGCTGGGCGCCCATGCCGGCGCCGGCCGATCAAAACCCGCTGATCCGGGTATTGGTGGACGAAAACGGGGCGGCGCTCACGGATGAACTTGGAAACGTCCTGATCGAGCTCATCACCGGCACGCTTGGCGCAACGGATGAACTGTTCCTGCCCTCTGCCTCGCTCGGCGGCGTGTTTGTTCGGCTCTTGGATGGCACGACGCGCATATTCGTCGGCACTCGGACAAAGCTCTACCAGTTCGATTTCACGTCGCAGATTTGGAAGGATGTTTCCGGGGCATCGGCACCGTACACGTGTGAGGATCGCTGGTATTTTTTCCTTTACGGCAACACGCTCTATTGCGGCAATGGCCTCGATCCTGAGCAGATGTTTGAAATCGGCGTCGATACCGTATTCTCGGACAATGCCACGGCTCCTGTAGCGACAGACGGGGCAATTGTTGCTGATTTTGCCATGCGGGCGCTGCCTGATAATTCAATTCAGTGGTCTGCGCTTGATGATCCGACTTCAAATGATATTGGCATTCGCTTTTCCGACGTTCAGCCATTTGGCGACGGAAACGGGGTTCAACGTATTCTCCCGATCTCAAGCGGTGCGCTGATTATCCAGCGTGACAAGTTCGAGATCATGAATTTCCCTGACTCGGAGTATGTCTTCCGCCGCACGCAGTTGAATGGCTACCGCGGCTCGACGTCGAAATGGGCCACTGTCCTAATTGGGCAGGATGACTTCGTGACCTACTGCCCTGACGGCTTCTTTCGCGGCCTCAACATGCAGCCGATCGGTGCTGAAAGGGTGGACCGTTATATCCTCGAAGTCTGTGATGAGGACGCGCGGCAAGCCATGGTCGGCGCCGCTGATTTCGGGCGCAAGATCGTCGTTTTTCGTGTTCAAAAGACGGATGGCACATATCTGCTGCTCATCTATCATTGGCAATTGGACCAATGGACGCAATCGGATGCCGATTTGGCAGACCCGTTCAAATTGGAAACTGTCGGGTTGACCATCGGCCAGCTCGATACAGTCTTCCCGACCATTGCAGACCTCGCAAACGTTACCTGGGGCTCTGCCATCTTTGACGGTGGCGCGCTGGTGTTCGGAGGCGTGACATCCGAAGGCTATCTGGCGATGCTCACCGGGCCGGCGATGGAAGCCACGTTAGAGACAAACGAAGCATCATTGAACGGCACAGACAGGGCCTTTGTCAACGGTGGCAGGCTGGATGGGGATGCAGCCAATTACACGGTCACGCTCGCCACGGCGGATTACAAGGGGCAGGCGTTCAGGGCACGCAATGGCGTTAGCCCTTCGTCACGGACGCGTTTCCTGCCATTGAGGGGTGACGGGCGCGTGCACAAAGCGACTGTCACCATTCCATCGGGCGAGTCTTGGACGATCTACCAGGGCGTTGACTTGGATGTCGTAGGGTCTGGTAAATCATGATTACGTCGCTCACCGATGACCCGCGCGTTGTCTATCGTAAAAACCTGGCGGACAATTCTGTACATACGCTCGTTGATTGCGCCTCGAAAGAGGTAAAGACGCTCGAAAGCATGGCGATTTCGTGCGGGACAGGAACGACGTTCACGCTGATCTATAACGATGGATCTGCGGATTACTACATTTACAACGCGCTGGTTATGTCGGCGAATACAACGGTCTTCATCAATGATTTCCACCCCAAGATCAGATATCTGGATGGGACAGGAACAAGCCAGAAACTGAAGGTTCAGGCTGGCGCTGCTGATCGTATCAGCGTCGTTGCGGTCATGATCGATCATCTCCCGGTCAAGGAAAACAAAAACATCGGCATCTCTGGAACTGGCGGCGTTAACGTCGGCTGGATGGGAAGTAAGTGATGACGAAATTTTTTCTGAGGATGATGTAATGGACCTGCGACCATTTAAGCCTGGCGAATTCATCCGCAATGATGATGGGTCTATCTCGACCCAGAGAAGCCATACTCTCCAAGATGAAAATGGAAAATGGGTAAACATACCATCCCTTTGGACTGACAAGGATGGCGCTGTCTATAATCTTAACGAGGACGCCATCGCGACGGTGGCGAAGAAATATGAAGACAAGAACGGCAGGAAATTTTCACGGTTTGATGATTTAGATCAGGCTATCAATGCCGCGCAGACAAAGTCTCACAATTTTGGGGCCTATTCAGAAGAGAATAAGCCGAAGGGGCTATTGTCCATGCTGCAACAGGGGCCGATGTTAGGGCAGGGCTTGCTTGCCGCTGGCCTCGATCCGTTGCTTAGTGGGTACTCGAAAGAGCTTTATAACCCTGGCGCGTATGGGATTCTCTCACTGCCATTGAAGCAGGGAAAATGATCTGCGCCACGGTCGCAAAACAGGCCGATGTGGATGGCCTGTGGCCGCTCATATCGGCAGACGTCATCAAGTGCATAGAAAAGACGCCCACGTTTTTCACGGCTGCCGAACTGTGGGTCATGTGCCGCTCCGGCGCCGGCTTTCTCATCGTGGTGCATGAAGGGACGACCATTGTCGGCGCGTCTGTCTGGCGCTTCGAGGAAGCCAAATTTGTCTGTCTCATGCTCGTTGGCATGAACGGAAAAATGCGAACTGGCGAAGACTGGGTAACGGCCTTGTTCGAACGTGCCGCGGTCACTGCGAAGGCAGGCGGCGCGAGGCAGTTGATGGCCTCTGGCCGAACAATCCTCTTCGAGAAATTGAAGAAGCACCTCCCACAGGTGCGCATGATCAGATGCACCGTAGCGGTGGAGATTTAGATGCCTGGCGGAACACAAGAAACCACTACAAACACCACTGCTAAACCCTATCCCGGCTCAGTCAAGCTCATCGATCAGGGCCTGAATGATGCCTATAGGATGTATATGGGCGGCGTCGGCAATAAGGTCGATACCAGCTCGCATGTCATCCCTTTTTCGTCCTATGACACGCAGGCGTATGGCAACCTGAACAAAATCGCCGATCAGAATAGTGGCGCTAAGGGCCTGCAAGGCAATCTGCAGGATATCATCAATAACGGCGGCTTCAACAACTACCAGTCTGGCTCGCTCAACAACATGCAGAACCAGCTTCGCCAACTCGGCGGGAATGGCCTGTCAGGCGCTCAAGACAATGTGATGAACCGCTTCCAGCAGCAATTGCAGGGATTGGGGAATAACGGCCTCACCAATACGCAGGATCAAGCGCTTCAGAACTATCGCCAGCTTGCAAACTCGGATTACAGCCTCAATGCCAACCCCGGCGCAAAGGGCGTCCTCAACTCTGAAATTAGGGATGCCACGAACGCAGTAAATCTCAATGCCGCGGCGAATGGCCGATATGGCTCCGGCGTGCATGAAGGCGTCTTGGCGCAGAAGATTGGCGATCTCAGCAATAATTTCCGCTACAACGATTACAACAACTGGCTCGGCCGGCACGATGCCGCCAATCAGAACATGGCCTCTCTCTCGCAGCAGGGCTTGGGCAACGTCCAAGGCTTCGGCGGCGCAATCAACGCTCTAGGCCAGCAGGGCGTACAGAACAGGCAGGGGCTTTCATCCTCGCTTTTCAATGCAGGTCAGGCCGGTCTCGGCAACATGACGCAAGCCTATCAGGGCATGCAGGCACCGGAACAGACGCGCCTCGGCGTCGGCTCGGCCTATGACCAGAAATATGCCGACATGATCAATGATCGGTCGCGCATCTTCGCGGCACAGCAGAACGCACCATGGGATGCACTCAATCGCCTGATTGGCGTAGCTGGGTTGAATGGCCAGTTCAAGGATACGACCGGCGTCACCGTGGCGCCAGGGCCTAATCCGTTCCTGCAAACGCTGGGCGGGATTTCTACC